ATCCCCCATCTCTTCGGGCTCTAAGGCTAACTCACCCATCCATGCTGGACACATGTGCATGAAGTCACAGTAACCACACTTAGCCTCGTGAGCCTCTGCTGGGAAATTATCATTCAAGTGAGCATCAACTATACGGACAAGCCTCTTCTCTACAGTCTTAGGTGCATAACGACCACCCGGCCCTTTCACGCTCTCGTAGTCCCACATTGGGCCGTCACCACCATTGATGCCACCGCCCGGATACTGCCATCCCCATCCAACAACGGGGAGGAGTTCTATGTGAGGGCTATGTTCAATCATCATACGATAGAATTGCATTTCAGCACGCATTGAAGCCCGCTTACGACCACCCTTCTCTACCCACTTACCAGTCTTCAACTCCATGAGTATGATACCTGTGTGTGCATCATCAATGAAGATGCGGTCAATAAATCCCTTCATGTGGATAGGGACTTCAGTACCATCACTTGCTACTACCACACGAGTACCATGAACTTCAACTTCGTTTCCGATGGGTTGCCAGTCTATGGGGTTGTCACGCATGTGGAGAAATCTTTCAAATTGCCAATCACTGTACTGCCTCATCTGTGGTTCTTCACCGTAGATGTAAGGAGTCGGGGGTATAGGCATAGCCTTACGCAACTCTTGCTTTGCTGATTCGGTCTTACCTTCAACCAGTAGAGACTCTACAACAGGTAGATGTTTATGCGATTCTTTCCAAAACCACTCTACTGCGTCGTGAACATTTGACCCACGGGTATGATAGTCCCTAGTCTCACCACGCAAGCCCAGTATGTTTTGAAAGTAATACTGCTTAGGACAGAAATCAAAAGTACCTACTGATGACTTAGTGATGCGGAGAATCTTATCCTCCATGTTAGGCATCCAGTTGTAACATGACTTGTCGTAGGAGGCAATCATATCCTCGTGAGTATACTCAGGAGCATCTTCTTCATTCGGATTGAATCTCAGAACCATACCCCCCAAACTTATTTTGTTTTTTCATGTTCAAGTAAGGTAATAATCTTAGGTCACGCATCTCAGAGTGTGAGAAAAGCCAGTCTATACGCTCAGCACGATGTACTATGTTACACTCCCCGCTCTCCATCCTACTCTCAATATCGTCTTTACTCAACCATCCTTTGAGAGTCATTCGTGAATCATCTTTGTCCATTTGAGCATAGATATAAATGTCATGCTTAGGTTTCTGCATCCACATACTGTCGCTATAAGTAGTTTTCAAATCAATGGTTACACCATCAATGATAAAATCAGCCTCATCATAATTAGGCTTCTCAAAGTTTACCCAAGTGATTGAGGTGTCATCTTTGATAGTATGACTTTCTTCAAGGTACTTGTGCAATACTACCTCTCCTAACAAGCCCACATAGTTTGTAGAACACTGGAACTTATCATAAGTTTTCTGAGCATCAAAGGCTGTCTGTCCGGTTTTGGCTTGTGCTACTAAGTCCTCGTGAATGTCTATGGTGATGTGTTTCATTGTCCTTATAACATCTACATTACGACTACCAGCAGTAATCGTATTACTATCCATACTCATGCGGAGTAGAATGAAGTACCCAATCAAGTCATCAATAACATCTGTATCGCTTTCCATGTCAGCGTTACCACGAAGGAGTCGGCTTAACTTGTCATCAATCCTCACTCTTAAACCAGCATCAGGGCCAAGTGGACTGAACATACGGATAGGGTCAAATGCACTATCGCCATACTGAACATTCTTTTCAGTGAGTAGGTTCACTACATTCGCCGCTATCTTAGCACACTCTGTTCTAAACTCATTCATTCTTCTTCACCAACTATTTCTTTACTGTTGCTTTTAATACTAAGTTTTGGATTCAGCAAGTTTTGTAACTTACTCAACATACTCACCTTCTCCTTCTTATCATCAATCTTCATTCCGAACTCTGTTAGTTTTGTTTGTCTTGTATTATCCATTTCATTCACCTCAAAAATAGGACTTAGGTATAGTGTCGCCAGCGGCGGCTTCTAAGCCCCAGTCCAAACCCTCATAGATACGCATGAGTTTAGACTTAACCATTACACTGAGAACCTTGTCCCAGTCAATGGCATAGTTATCCAACTCAGCCTTATCTCGGTAAGCGATGTAAGTCGCCTTCTTTCGCTCACCGTTGAGAGTGTAATAGTCAGGGGTATCGTCATTGAATCCCTTCACATAAGTCCATGCTACACTGTCACCCTGTACCCATTTTTGGTCGGTTGTCTTAGCAACATGTTCGTTGTAATACATAGCAGCCTTTGCTGCTGGTGTAGGTGACTCGTATTCCTTGAGAGGCTTTGTTAATCTTGAAGAGCATATAACATCCTCAATTGGAATGTCACCACTCATCACACTAAGGCTCACCTCTCTGAGAACATCAGTAACCGTTGCTTCATCAGCACCAGTGGCTATCAGTCGCATGGCTTTGTCTTGAATCTGTTTTGTTATACGAGAAGAACTGGATGCTTTGATTGCATACCCAGCAACTTTCATTTCACCCTTGTTCTTTTCAGGCCACACCTTGATACCGAAGTAACGGTTCTTCACTTGTGCAGTAGTCCAGTAGTCAAAGTAAGCCTCTAGTTCAACATCCATTGTAGGTAGTTCCAGTTTCTCTTGAGCAGTCTTAGTGAGGTGTTCAGCAAGTGACTGCGCTTCATCAAAAGGAACTTGAATGAAGGCCGAATCTGTGTGACCATAGAGAGACTTGTAACCCTGTGCTTCACTTTCAGAAAGAAGGTGATGAATACACTCACGACCTCTGTGTGTAATAGCAGCAGCGATGTCGCTATCTACCCACATACCCTGAAGGAATACCATACCAGTCATACCATAGAGAGCATTCACGAGAACCTTAACTGCGGTCTGCATCATGTCATAGCCTAACTTCTCATCAGGGTCTGTTGCCTCAGCCATCAAGCGTTTATACTCAGCACGAAGTGCAAGCATCTCCTCTACTACAGAGGGGAGTAAGCCCTTCTCTTTCTGACACCAGTGAGAACCATCCCCCAGTGTCTTGGTAGTTTCAGTAGGGGCTAATCGCTTTGTCTCGTAAGAGAGGTTATCGGAGAGAATGATGTTGGGGTAGAGAGAGGCATAGTCCACAATGGCTACGCCCTCATGTCTACCGGGGATAGGGTCAGGGATGTGTGCAGCAGTAAGACTATCTCTCATTACATTCCTTGCGCTTCTCGCTTTCAGTTGAGTCCTTCTACCTATCATACCTCTAAAGTAACGAGTAACTTTGTGAGTGCTAGCCCAAGAGACACCACACAACTGTTGTGTAGCAACGAAGAAGTCTGTCGCATGTAATTGATTATCTATGTCACGGAGTAGAGTGGTATCAAGTAGACAATAATCTACGAACTCACTCCAGTATTCACGCCATCCATTGTGAACATCCATACCCTCAATCTCCTCAGTGAGTTTGCTACCGAGTGAGAGTGACTCTGCTATAGTATTCAACTTACGATTAGGTAGTTGCCCACGCCCTGACTTCTGCCAAATGGTTTCAAACCCGCTACCTGATTTCCAGTCAGCGGCTGAGTCCCAGCAGATTCTACCCTTGATAGGTTGCTGAGTTGCCTTGTAAGAATCCTTACCCTTGAAGGGTCGGATGACTTGACCCAGTGGTGAGAGGTCATCAGGGTTACGAAGTCTACGAAGTAGGTGTGGTAAGTCAGCCCACATCATAGCATGTGCTATGAGAATGTCAGGGTCACGCTCATGTAAGAAGTTAAGGAAACCATCGTGCATGGCTTCTTCACTGTGGTAATGATGTAGTGTATACTCAATACCCCGCACAGTGCGTTGATACTTTGGAGTCCAAGTTGTAGGGTAGTATTCATCGTCATAAGGACAATTGGTTGTCTCATTAGACCATGCAAATACAACAGGAGTCTCAAGGTCACTATCCACTACAGCCATTACAGTCGTAGCATCGTTCTTCGTGTCCCACTCCAAATCAAAATACCACTTACGAGGTTTGAACTCAGGTAGTTTCTTG